GTTGGAAGAGGTTGCGATCTACCTTCCCAAGGTCAAGACTTTTTTCGAAGTCTTTTCCAAAGGACGGCAAGGTTATCGTCAAAAACGATAAACCCTCGTGTTTGCACCGGCCTTGGACTGTTTTCCAGTCCATGGTGGCGCTAGTGTGACACCAGGTAGCGCATTCGAACGCTACCATTTTCCAGAGCAACATTAGGCTTTTCAAAGCCCCTCCTTACTAATCGTAGGGGGTTGGCTTTCCTTAGCCTATGTTCCTCCGTTCCACTCTGACTAAGTCAGAGGGATCTATGGGACCATACATGCATGCGACATCGGTACTGATCATACTGATCAAGTACCGAGTTCACAACCGTCAACGCAATAACTAATGCGATGATGGCCGCATATATGGAACCCCTAGCTTTCACCGCCAAGAACTTTGGCAATGAGAGCATCCGAAGACGCTGTGAACAGGGCCTTAAAACCCGCGTAAACAGCCGTGACGTCTGCATTCGAATACCCTGCAACAGGGATATCAAAGACGATGTAATTACTCATCGACACTTTGGTATTCTGCGCTGGGATATACGGATCAGACGTAATCTTCGAATGATCCAATCGGAGGACCCGTCGAGTCCTACGCCCGTAGGCGTGGGATGCCGAAAGGTCCACCAACCCGTCAGAACTCGTGTACTGAGATTCGTTCTTACCCGTAGAAGTACGGGGAAGAGAAATCGGAGTACCCGAGATAGTGACGGACTGTGGATCGGTGAATGCCATAGGCATTGCTCCTTCTGCTCATTCAAGATGAGCGATTGTGGTGTATAGGCAGTGCAAAACTGCCAGCTACAATCGGGATATCCCGAGTGCAGCAGCAATGGAGAGTTGGAACGGTGACAAACTGTCCCAACTTACTCCAAACCCAAAGGGGTTAGCTCTCAACCGTCTCTTTGTCGTTGATGTCAAAGTGACGGGTGGGATCTTAAGGGGAGCACCTTCAAAAGTGCAACCCTCAAGCGTATAGGTATATGAATGGAGCGTTTGCTCCATAATGTACCCATAATGCATCACCAGGCCTTGGCTCACATAGTCTGACAAGTTCGAAAGAACATCGCCAGTATTTGTGAACCAATCGACGGCCCAGGACCAGGGCGTGAGTTGCCAGAGAACGTCAGGCGTAAGAGAAATGCCGAATAGTTTATCGGCCTTCTCTGCCACATCCGACATACCACCTCGACCAGTCGAGTTGAGGGGTACGCCGTATGAAAACGCTCCTGAGAACCATTGCCGTTTCGAAGTATATTCGATAACGGACCACAGCCCTGATGTCACACGAGGTTCGGGACCAGGAAGGGAGAAAAACAATCCCAAAGGGAATGTATTTCCAGCCAAAATGGTCTCGGTTCTCGTGGACTCCGATGGGAAATTCCATCTACGTCGGACGAGATTACCGATGTCTCTTTCGTATTGCGATACAATTGTATTCGCGTTACGAACACTACTAGCAAAGCTAGTAATGTCAGAGATCAACGGATCCCATCCGAACTCCTTATTAAGATACTCGTCACCCGCATTGCGGGCAGCGAGCGTCTTAGATTGCCATGTTTGAGATCCAATTAATGACGGCAAGCCGTCATGAAGGATCTCTCCCAAGGCAACCAGGAGATTAGATGAAGCATTGGTTGGCTTACTACGGGCCACCGCTGTTGCACCCTTAGCTACAAGTTCCACATCTGTGGATTGTAGAAAAGTAGGCCACAACGGTTTTCCGTTAGAAAGCGTACGTATAGGGACACTAAGACCTCCGGATTCAAATTCCTTATAGTCATAGGGTCCTTGCGTACCGAATTTCTTGTACAAAATCCGACGACCCTCAGAATGAGAGCCGACCTGATTAGTACTAAGAAAATCACCACCAATGTCACCTTGGAACCCACCTGATGGTGGGGGCCAAGGATGATTTTCGGACACGGTAACCTGTGTCCCATCTAGTGAGTAGTAATCGGATTCTCCTCCATCTGGAAAAGTTTTCTTCCAGTCGGAAAAGGTTCCATCACTACTGAACCGGCCTCTTGACCGGGCTCGCACGTGAGCTTTGCCACCAAAAGTGGCACGCTTACGTGTGATACTAGATGCCATCATTCCTCCTCTGGAATATTTCTGTGACTTAAGGTATCACAGACTCGATCTTTCGATCGAGGGTGTCTGC